CTATCAATTAAATTCATTGTAGAAGTAAATCTCATATTTTCGATATAAATTTCCTTCCAACCTATTACAAGTGCCGTCTTTATACCACTACGTGTTATACCTCTTGTAGCTTCTTGTAACTCTTGTATAGTAGCTAAATGAGAAATATTCTGATGTTCAGTTAGATAATGCTTTTCTTCAAGTTCTTCATGCGTCACAATCCGAGAATAGTCAATCTCAGTTGCTTCATGAAGTTCTTCTTTAGTTGCGTAACGCGTCTTGATATCCTTGATATCTGTACCAATAGCTGTTGCTAGATTTTCAAGGTTATTCATAGAAATCACGCTTTCGCTGCATTATATGTTGCGACCAGGTCGAGGTTAGCAAATTCGTCAATACGACGACCGAGATCCGCCAATTTTTGCACGACTGCAGTCTCAACATCTCCACTCAAGCTCGCGATTTTTTCAGCAATCTCTTTCAGAGTGTCAAGATTTTCAGGGATACCATCGCCCAAAATATCATTCTTAACTGCGATTTTCGCCTGCTCGATAGCCTGCATTAACGTATCGTTGTCAATCTTTGTATCGACCAACTGCTTCATCGCTTTGCTATCCGCTCCCAATGCCTGAGCGAATGCAATTAATTTACTTGTGTCCATGTTTTAAACCTTTCCTAAATTGTAGTAAAAAAGCAAGTCAGGGATTTCCTGACATGCTCCAACTTCGCTCGCAGGTCTTTCTGCAAGCTGTTTTTTTACTTCTTCTGCGATATCTAATTCCTTTAACTTATAGATATCTTCCGTAACCAATTCCTTGTCTGAGTCTTCAATTTCAATATAAGTATCTCTATCGCTTGGGAAGATATACCCTCCAACCGAAATTTCCACACGGTATTTACCGCTTGGTAGGATACTATCTAAATTAAAATTGACAGAATGGCTAGTGACGGGAGCAGTTGTCTTCCACCTACGTAGTCCCTTTGTTAGAGTAACAACCGCATCTTGACCCTCAAACAGGGTCATGACGTGGTAATTTTCATCTAACAATTCAAATCCAAAAGTAGAAGACAAATCCCCTTGCTTGATAAGGTCGCCACCATCAATCCGAGCCAAATTGGTTGTATTAACTTTACGGTTGTTACAACCCATTCTGCGCCCCTTTCTCATCTTCAACTAAGATGTCATCTCTGATTTGCAACGCTTCAAAATTGTTGTACAAGTGGTCAATATAGCCATTGCCACCAAGAGCCTTATAGCTATTGTGCATGTTCTCCACTACATAGAACTCGTCTTTGGTAGTAAATCCACGGCGAATAGCTCTGCGAATATCACGATCAAGGCGCATCCTCATCGTAACAAGGTGCGCTTCATCGTGAAGTTTTAGCTTGGCTTGTACTTCGTCAATTTTAGTGTTGCTGTCGCATGCGGTTTCTTGGACATCTTTGATTTTTCCTTTAACGTCATCCAATTCAGAAATGATTTGGTCTGTTAGTTCCTTTGATTTCTTCGGCATTTTATATCCCAACCAAGCCACCACGATTGGCGTGGCAACTGGTAGCACGTTCATGAAGAAATGCTCCGTTGATTGTAAGACGTCCATAAACACCTCGCTAGTTCGCCAATTGGCTCAATCCAAGGCGCTCCAATTCCTTGCGCACACGGTCTTTCCAGCGTTTATGTACCCATGAAAAGTCAATTGCTCTACGTTTCAGCAGGTTGATGTACATGTCGATTTTGGCTTGGTCTAATGTAATTTTACTCATTGTTGCTACCTCCATTGTTTTCACTAGTGCTCACTTCGCTTGTCGGTGTAGGAATTTCATGTTCTTTCTCGCTTTCTGTTGGTTGTTCTACTGCTGGCGCAGGTTGGGTAGGCGCTTCTGCTACTGGTTGTTCAGTAGTTAGTTGCGCTGGAGCTGGTGCTGGTTCAGATACGACCACGTTAGGAACTCCGTTTGTGGCCACTTCTGTAGCTGGTTGGGGTTCTGGTTGAACTGATGGAGTTACTAGAGCAGGTTCAGTAGGGTGTGTTTCTGCCTCGGCAACGTGTGGTGTTTCCTCGTGCTCATACTCAATACCATTGTGTTTCTCAAGCACTTCCAAGCGTGCAAAGATTTCTTCGATATCGTCAGTGTTGTTCAAGCTGACCTTCTGCATGCCATCCATAAGCTGATTCGCTTGTTCAAGCGCCGCAGTCGTCTTAGCCAACTGTTCTTGGTTTTTAACGATAGCGCTGGTTGGGTCTAACTCAGTGCGTAGAATCTCTTTGACTGCTTCAATGAGCGTTTCGTCCGTATCACCTAAATGGTCACCCTCCAACTCACGAGTTAAAAAAGTTAACGGCTTGTCACATTGAATAGAGACTTCCGTCTTGCCAACTCTAAAAAATTTATTTACTAATACAAATTCCATGTTTATTTACCTCTTTTTTTATAAAATTTTGTTTCGCCAGGTAGGGATAAAAACTTGTCTCTTTCCCCCTTAGTTGGAAATGATATAATGAAACGATCTCTGCCATCAAAATAACTGCTTTGTCTTTTAATTTTGATGCCTAGGAAGGGGACACCATTCTTTTCTAACTTAACGCTATCAACTATTTTATTAACATCAGCTATTGACGCAAGCATATATCCTAGTTGAGTATTATCTGTACTGATGTCTTTTTCACCCGAAATACTATAACGAAGATCCCCATTCGCTACAAAAATAAATTTCTCCCACACCAACCTATTGCCAACGTATCGTTCTACAATCTCATGTCCTCCGACATAGATTCCTTCTCTTGTAGCCATAACATCACCTACTCATACACATCATAGATTGTGTTAGGGTCTTTGGTTGAAAGTGCATCATATTGTTTTTTAGACCCATACCAATACTTCATTTGCTGATTTCCGTTTTGGTTAGTCAGCTTGTTCGCAACAATCTCCGGACCATTCAATCCAAGAGCCGAGCGATTAACGCTCAAAACTCCAGAACTAGTAATGGTAATCGTTGAATTATCTGGTCTTACGACTCCGTTTGATCCAGATGTTGCGGTTGGTGGAGTTGGACTCACTCCATCTTTAAATGTTTTAACAGACACTTTTTTCAACCCACGACCATCATGAATCATGATTGTGTCCGAGTTATTGACCTGACTAGCCTGTGGCAGGTCGGTTACCTTTCGTGTCTGTGTACTAATTACTGCCATCTTATACCTCCATTCTATATTTCCAATCTGCGACAATCACATAACCGTTTTCATCAGCCAGTAAGGTATGTTCTGTACCGTCTTCTGTACGGATTGGTGCCGTGAAGTCGTTCTGTAAGAACATGTACTCGATAGCGTTTAGTCTATCTTCATGCTCCTGGAACTCACGCTTCAAGGCCTCTACAGACTCGTAGCTTGCTTGTTTGATGTTGTCTACGTTACCCAGCCCCACTTGTTGCTTAGTAACGCTATGCGGATTGTTGTGATTAGTTGTGTGAGCGTTGAACTCCTGCTTACTAGCCTGCTCCACATTCGTCACGTTTTCCAAACCTACCTGCGCCTTTGTGACGCTATGAGGGTTATTATGATTGTCTAAGTGATGTTGGAAATCAGACTTGCTGGCTTGCTCAACATTCGTTACATTTCCTAGTCCCACTTGTGCCTTAGTGACACCGTGTGGGTTATTCCTGTTGTTGATGTGACCAGTAAGGTCTGCTTGATTCGCTTTATTCGTTGTTTGGTTGCCGATAATCGCTTCAAGACCATCAATATCAGATACCCTATGACGATGGGTTGCGTCAGCTTTATTTTCCCATCGTTGCGCATCCTCGGCACCGATGATATCTCTTGACCTCCAGATTTTAGCCATCTGTTAGCACCTCCAGTCTATATTTGAATCGTGTTGTTGTTTCAATCGGAACGTATACATCAATAACAGACTGAGGTACATGTGAAGCGTCTAACAACTCAATCTTATTGATTTCTCTGATTGAGTCTGGTACCAAGAAATCAATCAAAACAAAACGTTGCTCTCGTTGTTTCTGTATCGTCACAATTTGATTATCGTTCAACCTTGCTTTGTTGATTTTAGCTAGTACGGTTTCTGTAACTGTATTTAGTAACGTTTCTTTAATCATTGAATAAAACCTCCTCTTGTGGCCCTTCATATTCAAAAGGTGTCACTCCTACAACTGCATAACCTGCTCTAGCGAAATCTACCGAAGTCTTGAATAACCGTTCTTTCAGCTTGACTCGTTCTGTTACTGTCGGGATATGTGTATATCCCATATTTGCTGGTTTGATTGCATTGACAAAAATAACTGACTCTCTGAAAAGTCCGCTCGTTTCTGCTCCAGACTCAATCAATAAGACCTGATTAGCGAAATCTACTGAAGCCTTGTACTTTCCTTTTCCGAAAAGGTCGTCTAATTTGCGAATTAAAAACCACCATGAAAATGGTGGCCTCATATTGATCCGCAACAAAACACGCTCTCTTCTCCACTCCAACGTATCGTCGGCATGAGCAACAATACCGTATACTTCTTCAAATTTCGTTAACGTAGGAACATCGCAGAGCATAATGAACTGATTCTTGATGAACTGCTCTAACGAGATAGTACCGTCTTTAAACAGAGCATTTTCAACCCGAACCAGTTCTTTCATATCTTTGACGCCCTCGTAGTAATCTGGAACGTATTCAGATAAGTTTACTTCTTTCACCATTAAACCATCCTCACTGTTCCTTTATACGGCAATTGTTGTAATTGTCCTGTAAAAACAAGTGCTAAATCAGCCTCGCGGTTATTCAATTTCATCTTATCCACGTTAGCAACACCGTTAATGGTCAGTAGCCTGGCCATTAACTGCGAGCGATAGATTTTCATGCTATAGGTGTTTACATCTGAGTATTGCGCCCAGTTCTTTCTCAAGTCTAAGAAATACTGGTCTAAAGCCTTGTCTACCAGCTCTTTTACTTGATTTAGCTGAAATCCTGTCATCAACTCAAGTTTAAACTCAATATCAATCGGAAACCTTGTAGCAGTTGTAACTGTCACACGGTGATTGATAGGAGCAAGTCCAACTCCTTTTCCAGTATATTCTAGTGGATCCAGAACGTTTTGCACCTTCTTAATTGTCTCAGTAGATGCCAAGTTCAAGTCATTGTCTAAAACAACTACTTTAACCGTTCCTGAGCCATTCCAAACTGGATAAACCTGAACTGCTCCAACACCGTCAATTTCACGGACACGCTGAACATACTCAATGAAGTTACCGCCAAAAGGTTTCTCATTGACGTAAATCAAGAAACGCTTCCGCAATTCATCGTCGGTTTCTTCATCTTGGCCAGATGTAACAATTTCCCCTAAGACCGCAGTAGCGAGGTTTCTGTAGTTTTCTAAGGGTAAGATATTGCCATAGTAGCGATTGCCGACAACGCCAGCTGTCTCACACTCCACTTCATATTTGCCTACTACATCTGTTGCACGAACGACCTTATAGATGATTGCAGCTTCGTCAAGGGTAGCAAAACGAGAACCTAGAGCGATTTGTACACCTTCTTTTCTCTCGTTTTTAAACTCCGCAAAGCGTACCGCTTTTTTTGACGGATAACGATGTAAGCCGAACTCTTCTACCTTATAGTCTAAGTATTGACCAATAGCAGTTTGTGGGAATGTATCTAGCAACAGATTTTTCAACTGCAAATAAAAACCAGCTAACTCATAACAAGCAGGCGCCAATGCGTCATAGATGATAGAACCTTCCCGTGTATCAATATTTTCATTGACACGAGAAAGAGCGTCATTCATCAGATAATCAAACGTATATTTTTCTAAGAAATCACCTATCATTAATCAGCGTCACCTCCTTTTCAACTTTAAATAAACCAGATACGGTATGGACTTCAAAGACACAAAGCAAACTGTCCTTGGTTTGTTGCTCAATGAAGAAATTTTGAACACTTTTAATTCTTGTATCAACTAGCAATGCTTGAGAAATTGTTCTCTCAAGGTCAGCTTTTACAAAATCATAAGGTTTTCCAATCAAGCGCTCTAATTCTACTCCGTAGTTTGAAGAGTAGATGACCCACTCAAACCGTTCTGTAAGCAAAATCTTTTCAACTGCTTGCCTCATGGCCTCTAATCCATCTATATATCCGTGTATTCTGCCATTTTTAACTTGATAAGTGTAGGATGGCAAAACAACTTCTTCAATGTTTCGTATATCTACCATCTTCACTCCATCCTTTGTAAAACGTAGTATAATTGCCCGTTCTGGGCTTTAATCATTAAGACTTTGTCTCCTGCTTCAAGATCACGAAAAACAATCCACCTCTTATTGTCCCCGTCAGTATCTCCGGTGCGTAGTTCTTTAACCATCGGACTTAAAACTAAAAAGGACTCAGGGATTTCAAGTTTATTATTAACCTTGATTGTCAGAGGAGAAACAGATGTGACAGAACCAAAAACAATGTCTGTTCTGTCTGTCCCATCATCTACTCCCTGCGCCAAAAGGCGTGCTAATAACTCTCCTGCCATTATTCCAGCGTCCTCAATTCTAAATCCATTGTATGTACCTTGTCCCACTTGTGGGTACATTTAGAGATGATGCCAAGACTGTTCTTCTTAATCCCTTCAGACTCTAAATCAGCAAAATCCAGCACAACACTGTTGCCTGCACTGATTCCAAGATGCCCTAAGCAAGGAACTTTAAAAGTCTTTTTAGGATGATTCTTAGCTTTCAATAAGAGTTCAGCTTTTTGTTGAATCTGACTCTCATTCATCTTTTCATCCACTTTTTCGTGGTACTGCAACTTGCCCCAAAGAGCAACGTTTTTAGAGTCTTTCACAACGTAAACTTCACGCTTTTTACTTTCTTTGTTGTCTTTAGTCAGCTTCACATAGTTGAAACTATCATCGATAGAGCCTTCATAGTCAAAGTCTGTCGCTACGCTATCATCTCCAATTACTAAGTCAGTAATCAGCGAATTTAAGGCTATATGCTCGACTGTACCAAAGTTATCTCTGATGATGTACCACATTCCACCATGAATCAATGTCAAGTCTAATGCGTTCTGGATCATCGCAAAATAAGTTTTTTTATCCTCGATTTTCTCAGGACACGTCCAGTTTCCTTCATCAACAACCTTGTACTCAAGTTCTGATATTTCACAAATCTTACTAAAGATTTCATGACTTTTAGAGGCTTCAAACACGATTGTGTCGGTGTTTTTCAGATACCTCATTCTGTCATAAGCAGTAACCGACCATTTCTTGGCTGATTTCCGCTTTTTCTTGAAAACTTTACCGTAAAAAATGCCTTTATCATCCACCTTGAAGCGAATAACATCCCCAAAGTTACAAGCAACCTGCGAGTCTATAATCATATCAAACTCAAGTTTCCCCGGCTGAAAATCAATACTGGTTTCCCATTTGACACCTCCGACCAACTCAGTGATATCAAAGACTTTACCGTCATTCACATCTTGAATCAGAAATTCCATCATAGGACTTGTACCGAATCAGCAGTAACCCAACCACGCCAACCGCCATCAAGCATAGTAACGTGATAAGGATGCGACCCTTTCATATTGATATAATTGACAAGCCTAGTTGCGTTTGACTCAGTTTGACCTGGCCCTTGCCCATAACTATCCCTATGCAGTTGCCCATTAACAAGCACCTTTGCACCGATAGTCACTTCTTTCTTGGTCGAAGGTGCTTGCTCTTTCTGAGGCTGACTAGCTTTCTTCTCTTCTGATACCTTCTTCTCGATTTTTACAAACCGAGCCTTGGCCATCTTGTACTCTTTGAAAGTGATGTCGTAGTAAACATCCTCATGAATACCAGCTTTTCTTTGTTGCTCAAAACTCTCAACTGTCGCAAGCATATTGATACCCACACCAGAGATAATCAAGCGACAAGGTTCTTTCCCGTCCATGATTTTCTTTAAGAGTCGGACATAAGTTTCAGGCGTTCCTGATTTATTAAGGACATAAGAGCGGAAAGTGTCTCTAGGGAAGAATGAAGTAAAAGTAACCTCAGAGAGTTTAGGAAAACTCATCTGGGTTATTTCTCCTAGCGCAATACTCGTTGTGGACTCGTTATTGGCGCTATTCTTCGTTTTTAGCTCTTCTGGATTGACAGGAAGTTGTGTGACTTGACCTTTGTACTCTACGAAAATACCAATCGCCATTTCTTTCTACCTCCTACGCAATTCCTAGGTCGCTATCGACCAATCCGATAATCTTTTCTTCAATCTTGCCAACTAGATCATTGATATCTTGTTCAGTAGCGCTATTTTTAGACTCGTAATTGACACTAACTTGAGGTGTTAGAACTTGGTAATCAATGATGTACTTACGTTCTGCAACATCACGCATCATCTTGATATCTTCGTCTTTCAGCTTGACTTCATCTTCAATCTTACCGACGTTACCAATGTTCTTGCCTTTACCTAACTTGTCTCCAAGACCACCAGCACCACCAGAAGGAGCACCAGCCCCTGCAGGCGTTTGGTTCATTTGGTCAAACTTAGAAGCAAGTTCGTCTTGACCTTTCATCTTATCAGCGAAGCCTTGCATAGCATCACCAACGCCTTGACCAAAAACCTTAGTACCACTAAAAGCATTGCCAGCAGTTGAGAAAGGATTTTTCATCCCATCCCACAAACCGCCTGGAGTCATCATGTTAGCGCGCATGCCGTCAAAAGATTCATAATCATCAGGAGCCTCTCCTGGATTAAACATCTCTCCCATCGCACGAATACCATTGGCAAAACTACCGTCATTAGACATGTAGCCCATTTCGCCAACTTTTCCTAGATTCACTCCTGGTATTTTATTTAAAGCGTCAATGATCCAGTTGATAGCTTTAATAGCCATGTTTGCGCCGGCTATAAAAGCATTACCGATAGATTGCGCTACATTGACTACCCCATCAACAAACGAAGCAAAATAATCTAATACAGTTCGAACAAGATTATAAAATAACTTTCTGATGGAATATATCGGGTGTTTAAAGACATTTCTCAAAAATTCTGCAACTGCTAAACCAATGTTGTAAATGGCTATGAAGAAATTTACAATCGGTGCAATCATATACATGACAAGATTAATAACGAACATAATAATGTCATAAACAATCGTTCCGACAAAGACAAAGGCTGCAACAATAGCAGCTGCAACGTCTAAGAATGAAATCCCCATAGCGTTTAGAGCTGTACCGATTAATAGCGCGATTCCAATTACACCTATCAGTATCAGCATCAGCCAAGCCCAAGGTGCTCCTGCCATCAAACCCGCTACAAACATTGCAACACCTGCTATAAGAGCAACTGCCGCAAGAAGTGTTAATGCAGTCATGACTATATTGATGTTCTCAGTAACCCAGTTCCAACCTGCAACAAAGAGATTAAAAAGCCATAAAGCTATCTGGCCAATCGCAAACATAGCGGTCTCTAAACCTGCCATGAAGTTTTGTCCAGCGGTACTGTTTATGAACTCTTGCCATGCTTGAATTAAAGGCTGAAATGCGTATGAAGCAACGTTACCAACCTGAGTCATCATGTCGGCAAAGGTCATCGGCATTTTCGCAAACTCAGCATTTGTTTCAACTGCTGAACCAAGCAAAGCGTTCTTAAGAGTATCTCCGGTTAGTTGGCCATCTTTAGCCATTTCCCTCAACTGACCAACACTGACACCAAGATGTCTAGCTAGTTTTTGGGCAACAAGCGGAGCATTCTCCATCATGGAGTTAAACTCATCACCACGCAGAACCCCTGAAGCAAGTGCCTGTGTGATTTGAAGCGTCCCTGCTTTTTGTTGCTCTAAGCTTGCACCACCGATTTTATAAAGTTTATTCAACTGTTCAGCGAATGCAATAGCTTCATCATTGCTCTTAAAAGCTTCTCCAGCTTGTGAACGTAGTTTAGCCACTGAGTCTGCCATGATACCGAAGCCAGTCCTTGAGCGTTGTGCTGCTGCCATGATACTATCTTGAAGTTCTTGGCCTGTCTTAGACCCGTCTTCTATCGTCTTAAGCCTTGCCATGGTCTGGATATAATCATCGCCTGACTTAATCAGACCACTCATTAAATTAGCCATTTGCCTCAAGGCTTGAATAGCAACCATGAAATTCAAAGCACGAGAAATAGAAGTCATTCGACCAAGCATGGATGTAGCAACGCCAAGGCCGCCAACAAGAGGCCCAGTCGAAGGAAGTTTGGGAGCGATAGGTGTCGCCATTTTAGGCGCTACAGGACTAGAAGCTTTAGGCGCAGTTAAATTCTTAGGCATATCTGCTTTGACTTTAATCGTTGCAGTTTGCGTCATCTTCTTGACACGTCTATCCAACTCGCCGAACTTAGCAATAGTCCTGTTGATTGTGCTATTAATTCGATTTAAAGGGCTTGAGAAATTATCTCTAAGCGCCAGCGTTTGCATTAATGTAGTCATCTTCTATCGTCTCCTCCTTCCTCTACTTTTTCTTTCCATTTCTTTCTGTTCCTTTTGCTCTGCTTCTACTCGGATATCAATAAAGGCAAAAATCAAGGCTTTTTCACGCTTGGACAAGCTATCCAAAAAGGACGGAGTCCAGTTGAATTGATGCAAACAGTAGTAAGCATAACTCAACTCTGCATCCCCGTCCTCTAGTCGTTTTTTGCTTCTTCAACAAGATCATTGATATCTTCATCAAATCCGTTAAGCGACTGGATTTCTTGCATTAGGGTAGCATATTCCCCAATCTTCAACATAGCTTTCAAAGTTTCTGCTTCGTCACCAACAGTACGATAAGACTCTTGTAGTTGAGCATCTTTTAAGTCTGGGGTAACAACGCAGGCTACCATCAATGAGTCAATGTATCTTTCATTGTTAAACTCAGGAATAGTCACGCCTTGACGATTTTTCTTCTTGATTGTTGCACGTTTCTTCAATGTATCGTTTAAGCTTTCGTCAATACTACGAATGACAAAAGGAGATTTGAAACGTTCTAGTGTCACTTCTTTAGTTTCATCTCGTTGAACGTTTTCTAGTAAAAAGTCTGAAATTGCCATTTATCTATCCTCTTTTCTAACCTAATTTAGGCGCACCGAATTTTTCTAAAATATCCACATCTTCAAAAGTAAAGTTGACTTCTTCTTCCAAGAAATCTTCCTCAACTTTTAGTTGACCCATCACAACTTCATCAAGGTTACATTCACGCAAGATGGTTGTTTGACGACCGATTGAACTTGTCGCATCGTCATTTGTCACTTGGATATCAAAGAATGTATCACGACCATTCTTCATGTAGTCCAACATCATTTCCTTGAATGTTGAAGTGACACCGTAGATGGTCATCTTACCTTCACCCTTGAAACCAGTCGCTTTTACCTGCGTACCACGTTTGTTAAGGGTGCGGACTTCTTCTTTGTTTTTCTTAACTGTCGCTTCAAGTTCCTTGATATAGAACATGAACTCGTTTCTTCCGTCGACGTGAATAAAAGCGGTACCTTCCTGACCGCTAATCACGTCACGACCTTTCAAATAAGCCATGCTTTCTCCTTTTCTATTCTGCTACAACTGTCATGTACAGTTTTTCCATACTATCAACTGGTTTTACTTTAACGTTAACCACTACAGACTCTTTCAGCTCACCGCGCAGCACTTCGATGTCTTCTACTTTGAAATCTTCAATCGCGCCACGAGCCTCAAGGTCTTTGAAGTAACGAATACGATTCGCCTTGAACGCTTGACGTCCATCTTCGTTGTTGTCAACTTTTCCAAGGAAATATTCAGAAAATACATGTTTTGTATCATTTCTAATATCGTCCAAGGTTCGAAGCATACGGTTTTTTTGGAAATCTTGATTAATTTCTGATGTGATAGTTACAAGTGAGTTGATATCTTTTTCAACAACTGCTCTATCACGTTTGTTCGTGAACACAAAGTGTCCTTTTTGAAGAGCAGCAATCGTCTCTGTATGGCTCAAACGACCCACAACATCAACAGAATCTTCGTACTTCTCATAAGTCAATGATTTCTCAACACCAGCATTAGCGCTTGCTGCTGCAACCCATACAGTTGCTTTAGTCTTATCAATAACCGTCTTATCAGACAAGATAACACCGTTTTTAACGTTAATTACCGCTTCACTGTCTGCGTCTGAGTCCGCAACAACCAATTGAGCGCCTAGTCCTTCATCCTCACGCATACGTTTGATGAAATTGATAGCTGCTTTCTTGATAGAAGCGTCTTCTACTGGCAAAGCCATATAGTTAAACTCAACTGTTTCAAGCGCTTTGAAGTATTCTGAGTAGTCTTGAGTTGATACTGTTCCGTCAGTACCGCCAGTCAATTTAGCGCCAGCAACTGCTTGCAGTACGCCTGTTCCTGAAAACTCAACTAGATCATTGTTTTTCAAATCAGCCAAGACTTTTACAGTTTGCGAGTCCATGACCACTGTATCAAGGAATGTGACAACATCAAATGAACTTGGGTCGTCTACGTTTGTTTTGACTGTTACTGTGATGTCATTCCCACGGACACCGCTATATTTAGCTTGAGCCGTTACGTTGTCCGAAAGGCTTACGTTTGCCTTTTCGCCTGTATTTAGGCGATAAAGCAAGACTTCACTAACACGTTTAAATGCTTCATTCAGCAACAATAGTTGTGGACTTTCTTGCTCATAACCTAGCTTTTTAAATAGGTCTTCACCACGTCGGATTTTCATCAATTTCTTTGATTCGCCGAAACTGAGTGCTAAGGGTACTGTTACGACACCGTCACCGCCAAGGCGCGTCATTGCAATGTCTTTTGATTTGACATTGATGTAAGCACCTGGTCTTACTTTATTTTGGCGTTTCCAATTTCCACCTGCCATTACTTAATCTTCCTTCCTAGTTCGTATTCTAGTTTTGCTCTTGCTTCTTCCAAGCTATAAGACTCTTCTGGATCTAAAATAGCACCTAAGATGTCTTTTTCTCCGTTGGTAAAAGCGCTACTTTCCAAAATGTCCGCAGTAGGGAACACAATTCCGTCTACATTATCCATCTTTTACCTCTTCTTTCACTTTCAATTCACGTTGTTTGATATCTTCCTCTTCTAATTTCAAGCGTGTGCTTGCGTTAAAAATACAGTGCAGAACGTTGTCAACCACTTCATACTGACGGTCAAATAAATGAATCGTCGGCAAGTGTAAGAGTTTATAACTCAATTCTTCCTGCATTGCTAAACACTCGCTACGCTTTTTCTTAGGAGGAAAATAAGACAAATCCACTTTAGAACGTACTTTCACATATTTATTGGCCTCTGGAGTGTACTTAGTATCAACCACATGGATAAAAAAACAAGGCTCTTTAAAACCTTGCTCTACTTCATCTAGATAAATCCTGATGTCAGGATATAACCCCTTGATGTGACTAACCAGTTCCTCTACTAACCGAAAGCCTTTATTTGCCATTTCCTAACACTACCTTTCTCATAAAGCCATCATACTTATCACGAACACGCTTCTCCATATCGCTTTTAGTATCTTCAACCGTTTTATGAAGGAAAAATTGCCCTGGAACAAAGCCACCATTGACTGTCTTATGCCCATACTCAACATGTGGGGCATAGTAGACCTTGTTATAAACTTTCTGCTTATACGTCCGTCCAGATACTTCAATACGGCTTTTAGACCAGCCTTTTTGCAAGGTTCCGCCTTGTTTACCATGAGCACTTGCCCAAAATTTGACGTGTTTGCCATCTTTAGTTGTGAACTCAACCCAATGATCCGTATAAACACCTACAGGCGTTCTCTCTTTTACTTTGGACTTTAGTTCTGTACCTTCGTAATTCAAGGTTTGCCTCATAAATCGGTCTACTTTCGCATGATTCGCATTCCTGTTGAAGTTGTTAGCGAACTTAGCGAAACTACGATAATCAAAACTGCCACTCATGACTTGCCCTCTAGCTTTATAGCAATTTCTTGATGTGACCAATACTGACCAATAGGCACATTAGAACGTGTAAACACTTTAACGTGCCCATTTCTATCAGTCACCTCAATCTTGCAACCTGCAGGAATATCATAGTCAACAGAACAAAAGAGTTTCATATCATAGCCGTTAGCTTGATAGTCGCTACCGTTCGTTGAACTATTGCTCATTTGCGAAATCCTGCAAGGAATGTCCTCTAATAGCACGCTTTCTGACATACTGGTCAAACCGTCTATCTCTTGCTCTGTATAACCTTTAACCGTCATTTTACAGTCATACAAGCAATCAAAGACTGTCTTAGAATATTCGGTCATAGTAGCTTCCTAAAACGATTCAACTGATGCTTGTAGCGCTCAAGTGATGACGGCACTTGTTTCATTCGTTGAATCATTTCATAAGGACTAACCTTTTCGATTGTCGTATCACCCATTTTGATACTCTTGACCGAAAAGTCGTCTGCGTCTGCCTTTTCAGCAAGCACGCTTTGCTCCTTGACCTTGTCCAGTAAGTCGTTGGTCATGTCTATCCATACGTTCTCTAAACGTCCAGGCACACTGTCTTGGTGAATATAATTCAAAATCTCGTTTTCTGCTTGGGTCAAAGCGTAGTGAAGAACTTCCATATCTTTGAAATAATTATCCTGACGCATTTTCCGAACGCATGAGATCAAGTACATTGTGTTGTCTTGTTTCAATTCTTGAATCATATTCTGTTACCCAATCTATTTGCCAATTTTGTGTTTCAGAGCGATAATACCGATGTTCTTAGGCTCGTAAACACGTTGCCAGTTCTTGAATTTAGCCAAGTCAGCGTTTGATGGAGTGATGTTCCCAGCATCCACTTCTGCGCCAGTCCATTTCACACCGTATGGGTGCATCACAAGGGCACGGCGAGTGTAAATCATGTCGTTGCCTTTAGCGGCTTCACGAGAAGTTTCAAACGTAGTCAATCCTGATGGATTTCCTGTATTAAGACCGATTGAACCCGTGCGGAAAAGGTATGATGTATAAACATCTCCTGTCGGTTTAATGCCATCATCGATAATGACACGGTAACCAAGGTAGGTTGGAATGTTGATGGTCGCAGTTGTTGGCTGGATGTATTGAATCAAGTTATCTTTTTGTAGTTTTGTATAAACCGCTGAGTTCATAGCAATAGCAGTAACTTGATCAGCAGAATCTCCAAGCAATTGTTTAGCGTCCAGTACCATAGCTGCATCGATACCAGTAGACGCTTTTGATTGGTCTGATACGTGAGTTTCTTCAAGCGCACCTTTCTCTCCACCTGTTCCAGTAGCAAAGATACCATTCAAGGTAGCAATCAAGGCTTTTTGGTCTTCACGTAGCCAATAAGCACCGATACGGTTCAAAATAGCACGTACTGGGTCAGAACCGGCTACAATACCAGTCAATTCGTTAGCAGCCCAACCACGTCCACGGTAAAGAACGCAGGCGATGTCTGCTCCAGCAGTGATTTTGCCAGTTTCTAAGGCTTTGTCGCCATTTCCGAGAACCTCAGAATCACCAGTAAGGTCATTCCAGAAAGGCATGTTGACCAAAAGACCACCAGATGTAATGTTTTTAGAGACGCGTTCGTCTGATACTGCGATACCACTTTGAACGAAAGCAGATTTAGCAGCCGTGTACTGTTGCATGTATGCATTGTACTGTTGAGGTGTAATTGTGTCTATAATTTTTGTAAGTTCATTAGCCATTAGTTATTTTCTCCTTGTTGTTGTAAAAATTGAGTTAGGTTGAAGTCAGGATTGCTCATAGCAGTTTCCCAATTCCCTAAATTAGCACCTTGCCCATCGCCTTGATTTGGCGTATATTGGGCTTGTTTCTCCCCGTTAAAGAGATATGGACTCTTAGCACGCTGAGCTTCGATTTGCTCAGTCAAGCCAATCAATTTGCCATCTTTTACAGAGATTTCGTCTTTGTTTAAGATTTTCTCAAAAATTTCTGCGTCTCGAACGCCAGCTTTTGTCAATTCAGCATCGATTAAGCGAGATTTATTCTCATCTGCTAGTTTCATCTCAAGCGCTTCTGTATCTTGTTTGTACTTAGCTTGTAAGTCCTCTAGCTTTTGCTGAATGTCTTCAACATCTGCACCTTTTTTCTTCAAATCATTCAAGTCTTTGTCACGTTGTGTCAGCTGTCCACGCACGCTCTCCAATTCGCTTTCTTTACTTGCTACATCATCCTTTAATTTTTGGACAGAAGCACCATACAAAGCGAAGACTTGAGAAATTTGGTCTTCAGTTAAGCCGATGTTTGCCAGTTGTTCTTTTTTCATTTTGAAAATCCTTTCCTCTACGCTAGGCTTTTTAGGTGTTCTCCATCACCAGTCGCTCCGCTTTTGTTAGGACTACGGACTTGTCCAATATTTGAACCTTTTAACGCCATGCCCAGGGCGATTGTTTATAATCTTTCCTAGTTGTATAATAGACAAAAGGAGGTGAGATTATGAAAAAATCTGAATTGGAAACTTTAATTTCTAAGAAAAGCCAAGAAATCTTCAATCAAATGGCTAAAGAAATAAAAGAAAATTATATTGATAATCCTGATAAGTCAAAATCCGATGAATTTGCTTATCTCCAACTAGATTATCCAATTGAAGTTTCCAAACGTCTAATATATAGCGTATTGTCAGAAGTTCTTACTATCGATTAGTTCATTAATTGAATTATGTAAGTCTCTGATTTTTCGCTGTTCTTCTATGTGTAGCACTAGCTTTGTTGTAATGACGGTTACAGCAATTGTTAGTGCTATTTTTGTATACTTCCTCAAGGTAATACCTCCAACATATAAATTTAACCGTACGGGATTCCATACGGTTAGAGCATAAGAAAACCGCCTCGATTTCGACGCGGTTAGAATTGTGATATAAATAGCAGTCTATTCCTGCCAGTCAAGATGTTGGATCGCCTACTTTCTGTTTTTTAGCCATGAAAAGTCATTATCAACCAAAACCTGATAAAGAATTTTCCCAATTCGGTCTGCCTGCTCTTCTTCATGATTTATATAGCCAGCTTCAACTAAAATACCATGCGTAATTTCGTGAATAAGCGTCTGATCTTCGATTTGTTGACTAGCTGAGTCGTCAAGAACAATCCTGCATGTCTTATACTCAATATGCCCCCATTCTCCTGTTTTTCCCTGTAAATCAGTTATTTTTTCGATTTCATAGACGATACCACCTATTTTTACCTTATCCATGTTAGGTTTATTATCACGATTCATTTCTTCAATCCTTTCTTTACACCCTTAATTATTCCGCTGATCACGGCCAGAATAATAAAGATTAACAACAAAAATACCAACCACCCAAAAGCGATTGATACCAAATCCCAGATAAACATATCTTACTCCTTTTAATGTCACAA